AATTTATACGGGACTACCGATACGGCAGTCACTTCTCAAACCGAACCTGGATTTGGTAAAACCCCGGAGGCGTTAAGGGCGCAAACGGCAAGGGAAAATACCCGAGACAATGCCGACAGATTTTTCATGGAGCAATTTTTGACCAATGTAATGAAGAAGTTCGCCAACCTTATTGCTAAAAAGCAGACCAAAGCAATGAGTTTTAGATTATTCGGAGAAGATATTGAAAGACTTAAAAAAGAATATCCCGAAGTTGGGGAGGTTTACGATGAAACATCAGGCAAAATAAGAATTCCCAAATCCAAAACGGGGAATATTATGTACGATTACGAAATTGTCCCGGGTTCGACCTACGCGGTTGACCAAAAATCACAACAGGATAATTTGGGTCTTTTGATGCAACTTTATCTAAAGAGCCAAACCCCACAGGGAAATCTTTTGGCGATGGAGTTGTATAAAGAAGGATACATTTTCAAATTTGGGGAGCTATTTAAGAGGGTCGTCAGTTCAAGCGGTATCCAAGATTGGGACAAAATTCTTGTCGAAAAAACCGATCAAGAAAGAAGTGAGACAACACTGGCACAAGATCAACAGACCTTTTTGCAAGCGTTACAACAAGTCCAGGGAAATATAAATCAAGTGCCGCCGGTGGAACAGCCCATGGCGGGACAACCAGTCGGACAATAGGAATATGGCAAGGAAAGGTCAGGCATTAAGACCCGACTTCTTTATTTCGAATATGCCACATCTGGTGGCAGATAAAGAAGCAGAGAAAAAAGGGGCAACCGAGGAAGAAAGGAGTTTGTATAGCCTAAGTAAATCTCACGGCTGGAAGATTTTGGCCGAGTACATTGACAATATTCTCGAAGATTTAGACAACTATAACGGCAAGGCCATTGAACAGGGAGCAACCTTTGATGTTTTGGGCCAAAATGCGGTAGTTATCAATCTCACAAAATCGCTCATTAAAAGAGTCTTAAACAAGGTGGATGATGCACGCGAAGCCTGTGAACGACCAGAAGGATCAACCTGAAGAAGAAGTCTTGGATTTTACCAAGCCAGACTTTGAATTTAGGCCAGGAATGTATCACGAATGGCGGCAGCAAGGCCCATTTTTAGTGTGTAAGAGTTGTGAAGTTCAACACGCGGTTCATATTGGGATGAATAAAATATTGGTCGGGTTCGATAAAGACTTAAAGCCGATACTAAAGGCTAGAAAATTGAGTCCTGGGTAGTTTGGGCTATCCAGAACTGAGTTTTTTAGCTCCGTAACATCGCGCGACGAAACCGGCGCGTTAGAAGGGAGGTGATTACCCTGAAAAGAAAAGATGAGGCGTTAAAAAATGAGGTTGTGGAAGAAAACAACCCTACAGACTCGCCGATTGTAGAAGAAAAAGCGCCCGAGGAGGTTGAGGTAAAAGAACTGGAGCCTACCCCGACGGAGGAGGTAACGGAAGGAGAAGAAACAACCGAAACGGAGGAGAAAGTTCAGAAAAAAGACTATTCTCATCGGGTACGAGAACTCGTTGACAAAGCGAAAGCGGCGGAAGAACGAGTTAAGTCCTTAGAAGAAAGGATTGCGGAACTTACTGGCCAAGTCGGTCAACCGGCTGAATTTCAGCCATATAGTCCGCAAGTAACACCGGGGCAAGAGGTTAGTCCTGAACAATACCAAGCTGATGTGATGCGTACGGCGGACTCCATAGTCAACCTGCGGATTAAACAAAGCGAGGCAGTCAACAGGATTAACACCGAAACCTCGGAAGTAATGAGGACTTATCCGGAGCTTGATCCCGAAAGCGATAGTTTTGATCGCGAGCTTTCCGATACGGTTACTGAAGCGGTTGAGGCTCATATTCGAGCCAATCCGTATTCTGCATCAGTTAAGAAGTTTGTGGCCAAACTGATGAAGCCCTATAAGGGGGCGGTAACTAAAGCGGTTGGTGAGGCATCAGAACAGCTGGCGAAGCAAGTTTCTGGGGCCGCTCTCAAGCCAACGGCCGTGCGCAAAGCAGAGAAAAGTGCGGAGGAGAAATCCATCGCAGAGCTGGAACAAGAGTTGGGAGTTGTTGTCAGCTAAACGCTTAGAAAGCGAGGTGAATAAAATATGGCAGTAGTCGGTAGCGGAATTTCGGGCGTAACAAACCCGAACTTGTCTAGTGGATCAATTACGAATGAGGTCAAAACTTATTACGAAAAGGTCTTTCTAGCAAGGGCACAATACGAGTTGATTTTGAAAGAGGGTGGTCAGTTAAGGACTCACCCCGCCAATGAGGGCAGAACCGTCAATTTCACCCGTCGGTCTCCGATGGCAATTGTCACGACTCCCTTGGGCGAGCTTTCCAACCCAGTTACCTGTGTGATGGACTCCTGTACCGTATCAATGACTTTGTCAGAGTACGGCGAAACGACCATTACCTCCAAACTGGCAACCCTGATTGGGATTGATTCCAGAATGAAGGAAACGGTTGAGTTAATGGGTCAAAACATGGGCGAGACTCTGAACCGATTGGTACGCCAAGAGTTAGTCAATGGTACTTCCTTCTACGGGAATACCCACGCTGTTGATACTTTGGCAGCTGGTGATACTCTTGACGCTTGCGACATTAGGGCGATTGTCAAAACACTCGAACTGAATAAGGCGATGCCTTATAAAGACGGGTTATTCATTGGCAAGACCGATCCTATCAGCAAGTACAATCTGATTGGGGACACAACTTGGGTGAACGCCAAGACCTACTCGGATGTGAAGGGCCTATACAACGGCGAGATGGGCGAGCTTTATCAGGTCAGATGGCTCCTGAATAAGGATTACCTCTGTGGCACCGAGGCAACCTCGACGGCTTCTTCAACAGTCGTGAGGTTCTATACCTTTGTCCACGGCAGTGATGCTTTTGGAACTTATGATCTTGAAGGCGATCAGCCAAAGCTCTACATTTTGCCTAATGCGGTTGACTCTAATTCCCCGGCAGGGCGCGTTTCATATGTGTCCTGGGCAGGGTCGTATGCGGCCAAAGTGCTTAACAGCACTTGGTTAATCAGCGCGAGATTCACCGTTTCGTAAGGTTGTTTTCGGGTTTTCTCACCCAATTGGGAAACCCGAAGCAATTGGGTAACAACCATATGGACGAGGGAAGAAAACATGATGTCAAAATTGTCGAAAAGGGTTTAAAGTCCCCTGACCCTCTTATGCGCAAAGTGGCGAGGGAAGCAGGGAGAAAAATTAAAGAACAATTGAGTGACAAATGGACAAGGGATGCCAGGGAAAGATTGATTAAGGAAACGATGGAAGGAAATACCGAAAATGCATATCAGGTTAGAGATGAGATGGTGCGCCATCGTGGGGGCAGATTGGGAAAGGGAAACTGGGGCGGGATATTGAGTACCGCTTTTCATTGGGCGCCCAGTCAATGGGAGAAAATCTATGGACACCACATTTCGAACTAAACGAACTAAACAGGATGGGGAGATTAAGGAAGAAAAGAATGAATTTATCGCCCCCGAAAAACAAGTTACAACCGAGAAGGTACATCTTGACCCCCCTTACCTAAACTACGAGGCGGAACACGGCAAGCCTTATTTGGCTAACTACTATGAATTGGGTGACTATTGGGAAGTCTTTAATCAGGAAATCGGGCTTTTAGGAGAATATATAGACCGCAAGGTAAATACGGGTGAAATTGCCAACAGTGTGGAAGCGGTGAAGAAAGAAATTAAAAAGATGGAAAAGCTAAATGGGTTAAGAGATGAACCACGGGCAACCGTGAAGCTTGGTATATTATCCGCTTACATAAAATTTCTTAATGAAGCGGATGGTGTAAAATTAAGTTCGAGGAAATATGGCAATCACTAAACCAGCACCCCAAAATAAGTATAGCGAGCAGTATATTCAAAATTCGTCTTATGATGCGGATTTTGATATGGCCACTAGAGAAATCGTAGGATATGATGGTGTTAATCTCCAGAGGATTGTTGCTGACTCTTTGGCAATAAAGGTAACTGTTGACGGAAGTGTTACTTATATAGGAATTGCAGCTCCCGGAACAACACAGGCTTCTGCCTTTTGGCAGTGTAAAAAGGTGGATGAATCGTCGGGAATAGTGGTAACTTGGGCTGATGGTGATGCTAATTTTGATAATGTGGCAACTGACTTGACAGCATTGGATTATTCTTGATATGGCGGTAAAATTTGACGCACTCCTTGGTAAACTTAGAATAAAAGATGTGGCTTCTGGTGGTTCAACAACTTGGGGAAACATAGTTGGTACTCTTTCTGACCAAACCGATTTAAATACAGCGTTGGGGGGAAAAGTAGATGAAAACACGGTCATAACAGGTGCTACTAAAACTAAAATAACCTATGACATTAAGGGGTTGGTAACCGCAGGGACAGATGCCACAACCGCCGACATTTCCGATTCAACCAATAAACGATATGTAACAGACGCTCAACTA